TGAATGACAAGTATGAATATGTTCATAGCTGTTATATCTAGAAACAATAACACGTTTGCTACCATTAGGTACACAAGTTAAGAACTCTGCTAAAGCACAGCCTATACGACATGATAAATTTTTCATAGGTTTATTTTAAAAGAATAATTAATTAGAAGACTTTGTGTGTACCCACTTAATGGCAGGGTACTACTCCATATCTTTAGTTTAATCTTCAACTACAGTAGTAGTAATGAAGAAATTAACATCTAATCCGTCCCATTTTTGTTTTCCTTTTTCAGATGCAATTTTATTTACAGCTCCCTCCATTGTTTTATGGTAAGAAAGTATGTCAGAACCATCATCATGATATTCCGTCATCATGATAAATTGCGTATGAACAATGTATAGTTTCATGTCCTTTATGTTTTTAATGTTAATTAAATTAGTGACTCTGACAAGATTCGAACTTGTAACCTCCTGATTCGTAGTCAGGTGCGCTATCCAATTGCGCCACAGAGCCATAAAATTACCCAGTACAACAATAATAAGTGCTATCAACTTAATGTTATGCATATCCTCATCGAAATACTTAACAATCAATTAAGCTCTGTTGCACTAGGTAAAATGACTAAACACTTCATAACCTTTGTCAAAGGGTTACTCACTGCTGATTAAGCAATAGTGTTATGGTAAATTATTAAGTTGTTTCTTCAGGTAACATAGGTGCTAACATACATCCCCAAAAACAATAACAAAGTATAAAGCCCATTAACTCTCCACCTCCACACAATGCTGTGAAGGTTCCAAGTAATAGGGTAGACCATAGGTAATAGATAATAGATTTCATGATTTATAATTTTCTTTAATAGAATATTTAATCTCTTTGCAGAACTCTAGTACCACTATTAGCGCTACAAGCATGCCCGTCATAAACATAAACGAATCAGACACATAATTACTAGGTGTTGATTCATAGATCATTGTATACTGTATTAATAGTATAAATGCTAAGCATAATCCTTGAACTACTCTGATACCTGTGATATCTCTTTTTCTATTTACTTCTTCAATATTTTTATTCATGATTGTATATGTATATATTAATAATTTCTTTTTACCACGCTGCTATGCAATCTGGAGTTTTACTTTCCTTAGTTATCTTACCATGCTTTACTTGGTAATGACTTCTAGATGTTGCACAACTAGATAGTGACGTTATTACAAACATTACTGCTGCTATTGCTATCAGTAATATTCTTGGTTCTCTTAGAATAGCTTTCTTTATTTTCTGCATTTGTATATTATTTAGGTAATGATTTGATTATTTGTACTCTCACAAGGTTGCAACCCTTGATAACACATAGAAGTCTATCCAGACTCGCTTTCTGTTACTTACATAGGAAGTCAGCCACTGATAGTTTCGCTACTAGTTCACACCTGCAATTGGATGAGAGTATATAAATGAGAGGACTTGAAGGTGTCCTCTCTTGACCTAGCACTCCGCCAGTAGCTTTTGCAACTGAGTCCGCCTAGCACACTTAAATGCTACACAACCATCATAAGGAGTGGTTATGCGATAGTACACTCTAGTACTAGGCGACGGAAGTCTTGCAATAAAGTCATCTAATGACCCTACTGTTTTCAAGCCATAATGCTCAGCTATCTTAACTAAGACAGGATTAAGCTTGTTGACTTGGGTATTGATATGTAATCTACGCATGTTAATGAGTTGAAAGAATGGGAGAGCTTACAGGTGCTCTTCCTTAACCTAAACGTTTATACTCTGTCATAAGAGTGCATGACTTATGCGTTTGGATTAACGCACCAGTCCTGAATGGTAAACATACCATGCTCAGAGATGATGTAATTTTTCACTTTAAAAGAAAATAAAAGAACAAATGCCTGTTGTTGGTCATAGGCAGAAAATACCATACAGATATATCTTATCTGATGAGAGTGAACACAAAACCCACCCCGAAGGGTAGGTAAGTGCTTAGCAGCTTAGACAGCTAGCATAAGCGTGCCAGAGGACTTGTGCTGTCCTACGAATGCCTTAGCTAGCAGTGGTAAGCATAGACGAAGAGCCTCTTGAGCACCGTTTGGCTGAGACCTGAAGTCCGTGTCTCCGCAAAGGCTAAGCATACGTTCGCTTAGACTAGAGCTAACAGTAATATTGTTCTGTACTGTTTCAGAGCCTCTTGTCCACTCGAACCAGATAGAAACACGACCGTTCTCTGACTGACGAACAGTACCTCCGTTAGCAACAGAGTCTAGACCGAGAGAAGAGACGAAGTCTCCTTTCTCACGTAGCTTGTGAAGAAAGTCAAGAACAGGAAGCTTGTTCTTAAAGTACTCGCCAGATGATAAAGTTTCAACCTTTTTCGCTCCGTTGTCGAAGTCATTGAATAAAGAGTTAAAAGCACGTGTAGATGTTGCAGAATTTTGCATAGTATTGAAATTATAAATTAAATTGAAATCCCCTCAAAATTTACGAACAGTCGGTGGGGGATAGAACCCGACTGCCCAAGATATTGCCGGGGTAACTTAAGGTAGTAACAGCTGTCTCTTCCACAAGAGTTTTAACTCCAGATGGGGGGATACAAAAAACCCCCACGGATTAGGAGGGGGTTACAAAAGAAAACGTATTAATATGTTCTAGTAAGAAGGAGGGTTAGAATTATTTATAAAGTGGTAGACTATTTCGTTACCTCCTGCACTTAATGGGATCATAATAGTAAAAGACTTATGTGGTTCTGGGCTAGATGAGACTCCTGCTTCCTCATCCCATTTTGTACTATTGGCGTCAATGAATCCTACATTAGGACTGTAGCAGATTGTCCCATGGCTATTCCAAAAGCTTTTATATATCGTATCTAAGTCTATGAAGTAGTTCTGACCAAATGCAGATAGGTAGTTATTATAGTCTGATATTGTCAGTGTATCTCTAAAGCCGTCGGTAAAGCTAGTAGTATCTTGACCTAGATTACTCAGAACTTTGTTCAGTATGTTAGTATTACAGAAGTACTCTACACTAGCTACTTGATACCCTTCGATATGCTCAATCTTATGAATACTGTAGTTAGTGCCCCATAGGTCTGCCAAGCTTTCTGTTTCTTGTGAGCGCCTGATAAATTCATTTGGTTCTAAATTTATCTTTGTGCAGCTAATTGCTAATAGTATAACGAGTGATAATAGGGTAGATTTTTTCATCTTGTTTATATGCTAAAAAAAGAAAGTAACAAAGAAAAAAAGCAGGTAGAAGAAGATTTTGATTAGCTACGAATATTTAACGTAACAGAATAGCGCAAAGCTACGAAATTATTTCTGGAAAGTCAAGTCTACACATCCTCACCTACTACTGTTAACTTATCTTCGTCTATAATTAAAGTTTTCCATAAGTCTAAATCTAAACCCTTAATCTCATCAAGGATCTCCTGCCATCTTGCATTAGCAGCCTCTTTAGTTTTTAAGTCTTTTCTACTGCTTGTACCTAGGTTAGCCCATATACCTGCGTTCTCTGCTAGTAATTCGTTTACTTTGTCTGTGTATCTTAATGCCATAGTTATAAAAATTTTAAAAAAAACTAGGGACAGTCTCCCAGCCCTAGTAATAGATAGTACCTCCTTTTTAATTATTACTGTGTAATCGTCTAATGATGTCTCCTAAGTAATGCTCGTCTAGAAGCTCTTGAATTTTATCTCTCATGTCCGAGCTAGTAGCTCCATGCAGATCTTGTTCGTCAAGTTTCTTAGTCCATTCAATAAACTCTGCAATAACAAGTACAAAGTGCGGACCATGTACGCTACATAGATATTCAAATTCTTCTTCTGGTAAAGGAAAAACAATTAAACCTCTAGTTTCTTCTTCTATAGGGTGTCTCATTTCTGACATATTCAAATATACGATTTATACAAAGAGGTTGATAATATAATCAAGTAAAAACTATTGTTGATTTCTAATTTTATACTCTAGAAACTTGCTATATTGTTTAGTTGTAACCCTGTAGCAGCGATTGCAAGACTTACATTTCATTTTTTGACTTTCAGTTCCTGCTCTAGTAACATCAGTACCATTACGTACAATGTGTTTACTACCACAATTTGGACAACTCCATTTAGGCCCTCCATTAGATACACCTACATGAGTCTTGAGAGGTACAATACCAATAATCTTTTTATAGATCTTTTGTAGTAAGACAACGTCCTGTTCGCAATAAGCAATCATTTCGTCCATACGACTAGCGTCTCCAAAGACAATGTTCTGCCAGAGACTACCGTCTACCTGTATCTTTTCTCCTAAATTAAAGTACTGTCCAATATCTGTTAATCTGTTAGAAGGTAATTTTAAATTAGAACGGACTGACTTTAATGTGTCTAATGTTCTCCAGCGGGGTACATTGTTGATACCATGATAAAGGGCTCTTGTTCTGACCCAGGGTACATCGAAACGATCTCCATTATGTCCTACAATTTCATCAGCCTTATTCATAATTTTAACAAATTCTTTAATCAGCTTCTTGTCTTCTTTCTCAGGTCCCCAATCTAAAGTATGAACTTCTTTTTTGTCTTCCCATTTATATGACACGCAAATAATTTTTGCATCTTCTATAACATTATTGTAACTTAGTCGAGTTTTCCATCCAGGGCGCCAAAACCAACCTACGCATGGACTAGTTTCAATGTCAAAGAATAATCTTTTCATAATAAAATATTTTAGTTTAAATTAAGTGTGTTAACAGTAGTAGAACCAGAAGGAGAAGAAATAGTTAGGATTATATCTGATGATCTTCTTAGTATTATTTTGTTATCCGATGAGGTACAATGTTGTTTAGAATGGATATCAAGCATTAACACAAATCTAGGGATAAATTTTCACACATCTTGTTATGTAAGTCAATCTTTTTATATATTTGCTCTTGAAAAGTCACAAGAGAGCAATGAAATCCTACCCTTTACAGGTTCCAACAAATAAGGATAAAATCTATGATCAATTTTTAGCGATCATAAATTTTTTAATATATGAAGAAGACAAAGGTAGTACAAAACTTAGTCCTCTTACAAATAAGGAACTATCTGCATTAGCTGCTGTAATGTATTACAACGACAAGTATCGTAAATTACCACAGCCTGAAAGATCAGAATATATTATGTCTACAGACATTCGTAAAAAAATCAGGAGTAGATTAGGCTTAAAAGCTAACCATCTTAATAATATTATAGCTAGACTAAAACAAAAGTATTATTTAGGAGAACCTGTTCTAAATAATTCTCAACTAGCTTCTACTTTAGATATTTATTTAGATACTGATATATCCATAGAGTTTAAGTTAAATTATGCAGAATTACCAAAGAAGTCAGAAAATTCTAATACAGAATCTAGCAGAGAAGTACGATCTAACTCCGGAGAGAGTGAACAACCTATTAGCAATGATGGGCAAGTTTACAGTAGCGAAGATGGCGGAGATACAGAAGGGGGAGGACAATCTGTTCGATCCGGAGACAGCTCTGACAATTCACATAGGCCTATTCGGTAAATTTATTCCTAAAAAAGCTAGGATGAATAAAGTACGCCAGACTATGGCTACACTTAAGAAAAAAAATGCTATCAAGAAGAACAGAAATATTTGACACAGAGCGTAGTTATTGGGAGACGTATCCTGAGATAAGGCTACACCCACAGTTTTCTCCTACGTATAGGAAAGATAAGACTAAAAAGAAAACTACTTCTTCTAATATGATGTGGGCTTTTCATTTAGTATCCCACCCAAAGTCTTTAATGTACTACGATCCAAACAAGCTAGAGAATGTAAAAGGATTACTACCTAAGTCCTGGGATTGGGAGGGTTCTTCTGAGAGTAGTATGTTAGAGACTTATAGGGGGCTTATGCTAAGTGAAGCACAGCGTGCCTTGACTGATTGGGACGAGATGATTAAAAAGAGATCATCGTATCTTAAAAACCAAGACTATAATCTAGAGACAGGTAATGATTTAGATAAACTCCATAAGAACACATACTCTATTTATAAAGACTATCAAAAGATCTGTGAGGAGCTAACCAACGAAGAAAATTCTAATATTAATTCCGTATCTCTATCTGAGAGCGGAGAAATTTAAACAAATGAGTAAACAAAAAAACCCACCAGCTAGTCATCAAAAGACACTGCAGAAGATTAATACTATTCAAAAAGAAGTACAAGAGTTTAATACTCAGTGTGTGCAAAGTGTAAATTATAATCATGGTAAAATCAAAGTGCTTGAAATGATCCTAGAACAAATGCTAGAGGATTCAGTAAAGGAACATGAGTTTACAGATTTTGAAGAGAGCGTATTTAATAAAGAGTACGGATTCTTATTTGCAAAATTTTTTATTCATCTAGAATCAAAGAACATTATTAAAGTTAACTTCCCTGAAGAAGAAGAAGAGGATGAACTTCTGGACGACAGTAAATAATTCTTCATTTATTCTACCTGAGATCCCTAATCTCCATCCTATAGCTGACCGCTATGAGTATCGAGATTTCTGGAAACAGGAGAAGAGAAGAATAATTGAAGGGCATTGGGAGTCCTGTAAATGGATTCCCGGCCCTTTATATTATTATATTAACTTCCATAACATTCTTGTAGAGGATCCTAAGACTTTAGCTCAAAGACCTGGCAAGCCATGGTTAAGAGATATAGACTGGGAACTCTTTTTAATATATGAAGAATGCAGAGGGTTCTCAGGATTCTCTGATGATACTGAAAAAACATGTAATAGATTCTTAGGGCCAGAAAGAGCTGCTATAGAAGAGATGGGTATGTTACCGCAATACTTATCATTAGGTGTAATCAGGGAAGAAGATTTAAAAAAAGAGTACGTACCTGCTAGACATTACTTAAGAACAATTCATGATAAGAATTTAGGTAAGCCCTTATACCAAAACGCTGCAAAAAATCTTATGTCTATTCAAGCCCGTGGTGGAGGTAAGTCCTATGCATCTGCAGGTATTGGAGCACACAACTGGTTAACAGGAGGAGCTATTAACTATGATGAATATCTACTAGCTAAAAGAGATAAGAAGCCTCTTACATCTGATACTATTATAGGAGCTATAGATTCTAAATGGTCTGGGCCTCTTTTAGATAAAATACTATTTGGTTTAAATAATCTACCTGGAGAGTTTGAGTACGAGTCTTCTATATTCCCTAGCCCATTATTTAAGTCTTGGTCAGGTTCAAAGAAAGAAGGATCGTTTCTTAAAAACATAGACGGGTCATATCTATACCACAGAACATTTAGAAATAACCCTCTTGCAGGTAACGCAGGTCGTCCTAACTTAGTAATGCTAGATGAGGTCGGTTTCTTCGATATACTAGTAGAAACAATTGGTGCCTTAGAAGGAGCTGAAGCATCTAAGATGTTTAAACGGCAGGTTATATGGATGTTAGGTACAGGAGGATATACTCAAGGAGGTTCTGTATTATTTGCAGAGAATGTATTCCGTAACCCAGATCAATACAACTGTTTAACATTTGATGATACGTTTGAGTCTAGAGGTACTATAGGATATTTTGTACCTGTTACACAGACTCGTAATAAACATAAGAAGGGGCCTAACCTTATTACAGACAATAACTCTGCAATGTTAGAGGAGGATGCGAATAGAGATAAAAAACGTAAAGACTTAACTAGGTATCAGGTACATATAATTAACAACCCGATCCTACCTTCAGAAGCATTCCTTGTAACAGAAGGTACAAGATTCCCAACTGTATTATTAAAAGACCAGCTGTCAGAAGTACTAGGAGGAAAGAAGAAAAGATTTTTAGATGCTACCTATAAAGGGTGGTTAAAGTTTAATGAGAAAGAAGAAGTATACTTTGAGACAGTGCAGGATCAATTACCTATACGTACATTTCCATTAGATAGAACGGAGAAAAAGCAGGGCTTAGTAGAGCTATTTCAAAAGCCTAAAAAAAATGATGAGAATGAAATAGACTCTAGAAGATACATAGCAGGTATAGATGTCGTAGATAAAGCAAAAGCTACTACAGACTCTTTGCCTTCTATAATAGTATTTGATAGATTAACTCGAACTATTGTAGCAGAGTATACAGGACGTACAGATGACCCAAAGTTTTTCTACGAAGTGTGTAGACGTTTACTAATGTATTATAAAGCTACAGGAATGTACGAGCAAAACTTTATTGGACTGTTTAATTACTTTGTTCAGAACAATTGTACGTTCTTGCTTGCAGAAACTCCGTACCAGCTTAGAAACTCTGATACATATAAAATAGGTAGTAATACATCAAAAGGGATTTATAACTCTGGTAGAATTAACGATACAGGATTAGATTACATTAACTCTTGGCTTATGAGTCCTATTTCTGTCAACAACGATAACCTTGTGCTAAGTACAGTATTGTCTCCTTCTATACTAAAAGAATTGATCAGATGGAACCCAAAAGGAAACTTTGATAGAGTTTCTGCGTTAATTATGTTATTTTGGTACGACGAAACAATGCATAAAGCGAAAAAAGAAAAAACAGAACAAAGAAATACCTTCCTAGAGAACAAATACTTTACAAAACGTAAAGGAAGTAGTGGGAGAAGATTTTTTTGATTAATTTTGCAACATGGCTAAAAACTATACAGGAGGAATTGACGAGAATATCAAACACACTGGTTATAACTTTCCTAATCAAAAAGTATCAGACTCTAAGAAGACTGAAAAATGGTACAAGAAGTGTGTTGATTTCGCAGAAGGCTTAGTAGGGAGTAACGAATATTATAGAGGAGAGTTTGGTAATAAAACTGAGAATTATAATCTTAGAGCAAATGTTATCGATGTAAAAAACTTTGAAAAATATATTAATCCTGCACAACTAGAGCTAGATAACTTCCCCGCTAAGTTCCAACATGTTGGTATAGGTAATGCTAAAATTGATTTACTTATAGGAGATTACATCTCTAGAAAAAGAGAGTTTAAGGTTTACATATCTGGTAAAGACGAAGACTCTAATACTAGAAAGGAAGAAGAGTTAAAAGAAAGACTATTCGAGAAGACTTTAGCTATTCTGGCTAAACGTCCTGACGATGCTTCTGTAAAAAAAGAAGTAGAAAAGGTCAAAGAGTTTATGACCTACGACTATCAAGATCTTGCAGAGAAGACAGCTAATCTTATTTTAACAAGAGAGTACAAAGAAAATAACTTTGAGTTCTTATTCCGTAGAACATTTGAAGATCTTTTAGTATCAGGAGAACAAGTCATACAGTGCGATGTCCTAGGAGGCAAGCCGGTCATGAGAAGGATTGATCCTCGTAATGTCTTTAGTATGGGAGGCGGATCTTCTCTATACCTACATGAAAAAGATATTATTGTAATCTACCAGTACCGTTCTATAGGACAGATTTTAGATGATTACTGGGATAAGCTTACAGATGCAGATGTAAAGATACTAGAAGAAAAAAACAACTACCGTACTGACTCTTCTGGGTCTAACAGAGGAGACCTAGCTACGCTAGTATCTAATACAGGGCAGATTACTGGGCCAGACAACGGGTCTACAACTGACGACAATATAAAACTTATCTCCCCTGACCAGGTTCAAAATCATGCCTTTGGTGGAGATATTAATGACAAAGGAGAAGTTAGAGAGGTTACAGTATATTGGAGATCTAGACGTAAGATAGGAAAGCTTACATATATAGATGAGTTAGGAGACGAGCAAATTACATATGTAAATGAATACTATAAGCCTAATAAAGAAGAAGGCGAGGTTGTAAAATACATGTGGGTTAATGAATGGCTACGTGGTACTAAGATTGGCCCAAGCATTTATACAATGATGGAGCCTGTAGCACATAGTTCTAAGTCTATGACTAACCTTTCATCAGGTACTCCTCCTGTTATAGGAATGACTACTAACACAAATGGCTACAAGGTTCAGTCTTGTATGGACTTACTTAAGCCGTTTGACTATGCATATGATATTGGTTTTTGGAAACGAGAACTTGAAATAGCTACATTTAAAGGAACAGCTACTGCAGTAAATACAGCTTTAATACCATCTGGTTGGGATCCAGCAGAATGGTTACAGTATACTGCAGTCGATAAGATAATGTTTCTTGATCCTACACAAGAAGTAATGAAAGGGCCTGCTCAAGGAAAAGCAGCCGGTTCGTTTAATACCTTTATTACTCAAGAGGTTTCTATGGGAGCTAATCAAACTGGTATTCAAATGTTGACTAACTACCTTGCCAACATTGAAGCTACTATGGGTAAGATAGCAGGTGTACAAGGAGCCAGAGAAGGGGAGATAGGCACACGAGAAGCTGTTAGAAATGTACAAGCAGAGATTACTCAGTTTGCTAAAGTAACAGAGCGTTGGTTCCAGCTTGATTCTGAGTTTCGTAGATTAGTATTATCTAAGTATTTAGAAGCCTGTAAAATTGCTTATAAAGATAACCCGCAGAGGGGATCTTTCTTACTCGATGACTTAGGACAACAGTTTGTACAACAGTACAGCGAATTCTCAGAGACTGAGTTTGATATCCATGTGACTGATTCTAATAGCGATACCCAGTTATTCAATGACTTAAGACAGCTAGCACAGGCAGCTATCCAAAACGGTAACGCACAGATAGCAGATCTTGTATCTATATATACGTCAGGTTCTTCTCAGAATATTGCACGTAAATTAAAAGACTCTTCAGAGCGTATAGCTCAACAGCAGAAAGAAATGCAACAACAACAGCAGCAGTCGGCTCAACAGATGCAGCAAGCAGAAATGCAGAACAGTCAAGCTGATCGAGAGTTTAAAGCTGCAGAGAAACAAAAAGACAGAGAGTCTCAAGAAAGAATAGCAGAGATGAGAGCTAATGCAATGTCTTTAAGAGGGGATGCAGATAGAGACGGCATACCAGATATGTTAGAAGTAGAGAAAGCAAGACAAAAAGGCCTTCTAGATAACAAAAAGCTAGAGTTAGAAGAAAGAAGGCAGTCTGAAAAAGAAAGAAGTAATCTAGCAAAAGAAGAATTAACTAGAAATAAACAAAATTGATAGGTAAAAACCATAGACCTTGAGAAAATCTGTGAAAACCTATTAGAAAGTTTGTGTTAAGTATATTAAATTTGTAAACGAATAAAAAGAGCTATGGCTAAAAACCCATTTGAAGGAGTTCAGTTGGTTACACCAAATACACCAACAGAGAACTCTAATGAAACACCAAAAACAGAAGAAACTCCTACACAGGAAACTTCTTCTACTCCTCCTCCAGGGATCATTGACCTTTCAGGTCTTGAAGATGAGAGACCGTTCCTTGAAAAAGTTAGAAAAGAATCTAACGATATTCCTGAAAGTACATCAAGTAGTGATACTAATAATACGGAAGAGCCGGACACTGTCTACTCTGCTTTAGTTAAAGAACTACAAGATAAAGGTATATTAGAAATTAAAGACGGAACAAGAGTTGAATCAGCAGATGAGCTTGCCGCTCTTTTTGATGAAACTCTTAATACTCGTTTAGAGGAAAACGTAAACGGATTTGTACAAAACTTCTCAGGACATAAAAAAATGTTCTTAGAAATTGAAGACGCATTCGACGATGAGCTTGTAGCAATGAGAGTTGCTAGAGACATAGAGTATTACAATCAAGTAACTCCTGACGTTCTTAATGCTGAAGAAAATGTGCAGAAAGATATTTTTGCAAGGTATCTTAGAGCTAAAGGCATGAACGAAAGTGAAGTTGCTGAATCTATTGAAGAAGCAACTACTCTTGCAAAGCTTAGTGAAAAAGCACAAGCAGCTCTTCCTCAACTAAAAGCACAAGCAAAGAAATTTGTTGATACTAAAAGAAGAGAAAAAGAAGAACGTACACAACGTCAGACGCTGAAAGAAGAGGAGTCTTTTAAAACTTTAATTGATTCTGTAGATGGGCTAACTGAAATACTACCAGGAGTTGAGCTAACTACTCGTCATAAAACTGCTATGAAAAAAGCAATGACAGATATAGCTTATACTGATCCTGATTCAGGAGCTCAGTTTACTGAGTTAGGGCATAAACAATATAGTAATCCACAAGGATTTGAAAAACTTATTCAGTTTTACAATATACTTGGTCTTTTCAATACTGATAAAGAAGGAAACTTTAAGCCAGATATGGCCAAGGTTTCTAAGATGTCAGAAAAGCAAGTAAAGCGTAAACTGGATGAACTAATACGAGAACAACAACAAACCTCTATACCGGGTCAAAAAAGTTCTGCTGGTACAAAGCTGAACCTTTCATTCTGGGATGAAGCGTTTGGAGAATAAATAATAATTTAATTAATTAACTTTTGTAAAAATGCAAAAACTTTTCAACACTCAACTTTATCGTCCAAAGGATTTTAAAGGGCTGATTGCTGACAATCACTTTTACGAGTTGTACCAGCAGAGACCTCAACTCCTTGACAAAGCGATTCAGCAAATTTATCAAACGAACCTACAAGGATCAATGGTAAACTTCGTTAATAGATTTCCAGAAATGGAAGTAGATCTAGAAAACGGATTCTACCAATGGATGCTTAAAGGTCAAGAAGACAAAAATGTACCTCTTGTGGATATCACAGATGAAGGTGGTACTACTTTAACAGGAGCACAAGGTTCCAACCGTCAAAGAATTAGACTTGTATTCTCTGAGCCAATGTTCGAAAGAACTAACGTTCTTAAAGGAGAAACTGACGACTACCACTTCCTTGTAAAAGAAGTACATGAAGAAGGATCTAGATACTCATATGAATGTGAGCTTCTAAATGATGACCTTAACATTTCATTCGTAGTTGGACAAGACATCTCTGTAGGAGATCGTTTCTCTAAGTTCTACGACCTTGTACCTGGTACTCTTTCTTACGAAGGTGCTGAGCCTTACTTTACTTCTCCATTCAAAATGCAGAACCGTCTGTCTATGTGCAGAATGCAGTACAAAGTACCTGGTTCAAGTATTGAGAAAGGACAGAACGAACCATTAGAGTTCCCGTTCATGTACAGAGGACAAACTGAATCTGTATGGATTAACTACATCGATCTTGTAGTAATGTACCAAGCCGAAGAAATGATGGCTCGTGCGTCTTTATATGGTAAGAAAAACTGGACAGTTGATTCAGGTTACTTAAACAATGACGACGTAAACGGATTCGAAATAGGTGCAGGTTCTGGTTTCTTCGAGCAAATTGCTCCAGCTAACCGTCACTTGTATAACACATTCGATCTTGATTACTTAATGGAAGTTGCTCTTGATATGTCTATCGGTAAGATAGGTAGAGGAGATCGTCACTTACACATCATTACTGGTGAAAGAGGTGCTATCGAAATTCACAAGCAAATTCAAGCTAAAGCTAACGGCGATTCTATTTATAGCAATGTTACTACAGGTAACCCTGCTTATGGCGCTGGAGCTGCTAACAATACAGGAGCAATCAACCCAATGAGTTTTGGATACCAGTTCGTAGAGTATAACTACTACAATGGTATTAAATTAACTGTTGAGATTGCTGACTTTATGGATGATGATGTTTACTTCCCTAAGCGTCACCCAGAAGGTGCTGGTATTGCTGAGTCACACAGAATGATCGTAATGGGCTTCGGCGAATCTGCAGAAGTTTACAAAGTTCGTCCAAAAGGGCGTGACGATATTTACGCTTATATTGCTGGTCTTCGTGATCCATTTACTGCAGGTGGTAAAGGTAAAACTTCTCCTAAGATGGTATCTTCACCAATCGACGGATATGAAGTACACTCTGCTAAGTTCGGCGGATTGGTAATGAAAGATCCTACTAAGGTTCTTGACTTCCAGTTAAACGTATCTTAATACTAACTAACAGGAGGGGGAGTAAAATCTCCCTCCTTTTATACTTTCTATATCATGATGAAAAAAAAGAAAATGTACGGAGGGGCTAAGAAAACAATGGGTCCTGGAGGTAAAGCTAAAAAAGCTAATAGAAAAACTGCTAATAAAAATAATCTAGCCTTTGGGTCTAACGACCTTTACATGAAAGCAGGAGGTAGTTATAAAAAAGCTAAGATGTCTGACGTAGCTAAATATGCAGCTGGAGGTGCAAAACCTAATACAGGCGCTATTAAAATGGCTAAAGGTATTATTAAAAAAGCAGGTATGAAAGTAGTTTCTGCTGCTTATGGTAAGAAGGTTATACGTAAGAAGAAATAATTTATTAAACAAAAGAATAGAGAAAAATGGTATTTAATCACCCTTATTTAAAAGATAAGATTATCGACGTTAAGCCCGTAGAGGCTGGACAAAAATGGAAAGGAATTGTATCTAACTATAGAGAGAAAGAGAATGATCCATTCTTATTCAAGAAAGTAGTTAAGTCATTTGAGCTTCCTTTAAACTCAGCTTCAAAAGGAGGAGGAGTAGCAATTATTATGGACTCTGTAACTAAGTCTGTTTGTCCTGATGTCATGAATGACGCTGGAAAGCCAGAAGAACTTACAGAACAAGAGTACTTTGAAAAAATTATTGGTAAACCTTTAAACCCATATCTTCCAAAAGAAACAAACTTTTGGAGAGCAGATTCTAGAGCAAGGGTACAGATTAGAGACGCACGTCTTCGTCTAGACCTTAAAAATCCAATGGATATGCTAAAGTTTAAAATCTTATCTGCTAATGATTCAAAGTTTGCAGCATCTCCTCAAGCATACCGTACTATCCGTAGAGCTAGTTACGAATATGTATTTACTAACGTAGATGAAATGAGAGATGAAACACTAGAACGTTTAGAACTAGAAGCAAAAGCTTACTCACTGTTTGATTCAGTATGTAAGTCTGAATCTGATATGAGAGACTTCTTAAGAGTAGCAGGAAAATCTCCTTCTGATTCTTCTAATATTAAACAATTAAAAGCTAGTGTAGGTAAGCTTATGGAAGACGACAGAGAGATTTTTGTCGCTATCCTAAATGACCCTCTTTACGAAGACAAGCTATTTATTGCAGACGGACGTAGAGCTGGTAATATAGAATTAAATAGAAATATTTACACACTTGATTCAGGCGTAGAACTAGGCTCGTTAACTGATACTATTCACTGGTTTAACAGAGAAGAGAATCAAGAGACTAAGCTTAGAGTACAAGCTATGATTGATCAACTTAGAGAAGTAGAATAATGACAGCAAACGAAATGGCAGACAAACTTGAGTTCCTATTAGATAGGGCTAATGCATTTGGTTCCCCAGGGTACACAGATGCAGAGCTTTCGTCTGTTCTTTCGTCCGCTCAAATTCAGTATACTAAAAGGTTTTACAGCTATAAAGGTAATGCCCATCAAACTGGATTTGAAGAAACTGAAGCAAGAGGTCAAGGACTCAGTGCCCTAATACAGGACTCTGGAGCCTTGACTATCTCTGCTGATCAGGAAGGAGTACTACCAAATGGAACATTCTTTGATTTGCCTGAAGATTTTATGTTTACTATATATGAGTTAGCTAACATAGATAGACCGGACTGTACTAAAGATACAGAAGCAGATGTACGAGTAGTATCCCATGATGAGTACGGCAAGTTAAAAGGCAATCCTTATAAAAGACCCGTTGCAGATAATCTAGGTGCTTCAGTATTTAGAATGTACTTTAATGCAACTCAAGCTGCTAAACGACATGAAGTCCTAACAGACGGTACGTTTTCAGTAACCTCGTATAGAATGAGATATCTCAAAAATACGGTAGACATTACAGTCGACAGAGCAACTCCTGATGATCAGGTAAGTTGTGAGTTAGATGAGTTTACCCATGAAGTCATTGTTGACTTGGCGAGGGATTTAATGCTAGAAACTGTTAAAGAACAGAAACTAGATAACGAAATCGACATAGAAACTTTTGAATAATTTTTTAATCATAAATAAATAAATAAGTACATCATGATGTATACAAACAACAACAACAATAACTTCGCATTTGTATGTGGGGTTAATACCACAAACATAAGCGCCTTGGCAGGTACTACTTTAGAAGTAGGAGACATTGCTGCTGGCGACGTTGTACTGGTAAATTCGGAAAATGAAGTTCTTGCAGACTCTAATAGATTGACTGGAGGTGAGGATTTTAAAGTAGCTACTAGACTTAACGATGAGTCAGGTGTTGCTAGACTTTACTACAGCCCTCTTTTTAACATGACTAACACTACTGTTACTTATGGAAAGAGTACAGCTGCAGCTCAACAAGTAACTAATATTGGTGGAACTACTGCTGGAACTGGAGGATATCTTCTCCCAGACGTAGCTTCTGACGATACTGCAGCAGCTGCTCAAGTAGGAAATAGTTTTTACGCTCTTATTGAAAAGCAAGATAATGATGAAGCTAATCGTTCAGGTTATGCTCCAGCTATTACTGCTCAAGTAAAAATGAAATCTACTAGTGGATCAGGTACTTTTACTTTTACAACAGCTGAAGAGCTTCAATTAAATTTAGCTGCTCAACTTCGTGAAGCTATTGCTAAGAACGATGCCCTTGAAGTTGATAGACCATCAGTAGCAGGTCCTAAGTATTTACGTGCTAAAGTTGTAGCTAATGTTGCAACTCAAGCTGACTGTTGTACTTCTGACAATATTACTCTTACACATGGTTCTAAAACTGTAACAGCTGCAGGAGCTTTTATAGCAGGTATTGTAGTAGGAGACTACTTAAATGTAGCTGGAGATCTTTACAAGATTACAGCTGATCCTGCAACAGGTACAACAATGACTTTAGAAGATGCTTATAGAGGACCATCTGAAGTTATTGTCTCTGGTACAAGTGCAGCTCAAGTAGGTTTTAGTACTGCTGCTCAAGTTAATGCTGCAACTGCAATTGGAGTTCAGTTAGAAGGACAAGCTCAGCACTCATTCAGTGTATCTAAAGATCGTATCCACTCTGAATCTAGATTTAATGTTCGTTTTGCAAAAGACGGCGAAAATGTAGGAGCTACTATTACTAGAACAACAGCTGCTGATGAAGGACTTGGATCTTACGAACAAGTTGCTTCTGAAGAGTATCACTCAATGGGTCAATTAGGTCTTCGTTGGGTATCTGATATTCCAGGACAAGTTAGACCAGGTAATGCTGTTGTAGATGCAAACTATGGTTGTATTCGTCTTTCTGAAGTCACAACTGTGAATAGAGGATTAGTTAGTGGATTTACTGGTAGAAAACAGTGTAACATTTGGGTTCAACTTGAAGCTGATGGTACTACTGAAGCTACAGGAAACAGTGTACAAGATGTTCTTGTAACACAAATTGTTGCAGCAACTCCAGGTAACATTGACCGAAGCTAATAATGTAAACTAAAGTCTTGAGGTAGAAATACCTTAAGCTCTAGCTCTTTTGTTTACTGGGGGAGGGGTTACTCCTCTCCCCCTTTTTTATTTTTTTAAAACTAATATATAATGTCAAAAATTAGAGATTTTTTTCTAGGAGAGATTGCTAAGTCTCACGATGAATCTTTAGGACAATGTGGGTCTATTATCATTGATGATACTGTAGAACACACAGGTCCTTTTATAGCTATTACTGTTATCGGCACAGAAGATGCTGTCATTGATACTTCAGAATGTGATTTAGGAGCCCTCGAAGATCAGCCAGCTACTATTACTATCCCAAAGGGAGGGACAATTTTTGGTAACTTTACATCTATTGAGTTAGATTCAGGGACTATCATTGCTTATAGAGAATCCTAACTTAAATAAAAATTAACATAATGGATATGATAAGCATATATGAGGGGATAATACTATTAGCAGGTATTATTGGAGTCTATGTAAAATTACAGACTGAGATGGGTAAGTTAAAAAGCAGAGTCCATGTCCTCGAACAAAGCAAAAACAGTGTCACAGAGATGCTTCAAAAGCTATCTGAAGATATACAAGAAATTAAACTTTTATTAGCTAGAAAACAAATAGACCAATGATTTGGATAATAACATTAATAATCGTACTATTAGTACTCGTCGGATATTTTTTATTCCTTCATCTAGAAAAGATTAAAGATAGAGATAAAGACTTAATACCTGATGGAATAGAAGAAGCTGCTAAAGAGATTTCAAAAAGAATTGACGCAGTAGCTGAAGAGATTTCAGAAGCTATTGATGCAGCAAAAGGTAAAGAAAAAAAGTAAAAGATGAAAATAAAAGCACCAAAAGGATACCACTGGATGAAGTCTGGGAAAAATGTTCCAAAGCTTATGAAAAATCCTCCAGGAGGATATAAAGCACATACAGGTGCTAGTCAATCTTTTAATTTTCCTATTCAAAAAGTACATAAGAAAAAATAATGGCAGAAAAAAAGAGAGCACGGAAAACGATGCCTGCAAGAAATAAAAAGAACTTTAGGTCTACAAAGTCTGGAGCAGGTATGACTAAAGCAGGAGTTAAAGCTTATAGAAGAGCTAACCCTGGATCTAAGCTTAAAACTGCTGTTACAGGAAAAGTAAAAAAAGGATCTAAATCTGCTAAAAGAAGAAAATCATATTGTGCTAGATCAGCAGGACAGATGAAGAAGTTTCCTAAAGCAGCAAAAGACCCTAACTCAAGATTACGTCAAGCTAGAAGACGTTGGAAATGTTAATCTATGAAAACATTATTATTATTTAGAATACAGGAGGTTGACTCTTCAACAGGCGCAAGAAGTACCGGCGGTAAAATGCATATAGGTGCTTTTGACTTTGATGCTTTAGAAAGTTATTCTGTAAGTTTAAATAACATAGACCTTGTTTTTAATGACACTCAAACATTAGTAACTACAATCTCAAAAGTTTCTACCGAAAAACCAAAAGTTAGTCTTAAAATTAGACCAGGGTTTGAGTATAAAACATTAGTAGCTCTACAAAAATTTCTTTCAGCATCTAACGCAGTTATTATACATTTTGATAATGTAAGAAAAAACTTTCCTGTAGAGAATATTCAAGAAGTAACAGTTATTAATAGTACATAAATATGAAACTAGAAGTATTAAGATATAAGTCTGACGACAATCATACCCTTGGTGCATTATTTGAAGTTAAAGAAGACGGTAGCAGAGAATTTATGTGCTACACTTTAGAAGACGAACATAGAGAAGAGAAAGTTAGATCGGAAACTCGAATCCCAGCTGGAGAGTATGAAATTAAACTCAGAACTGTTGGAGGGTTCCATAGTAAGTATTCTAGAAGGTTTAGAGATATTCATAAAGGAATGCTATGGTTACAAGATGTCCCAAACTTTAAATGGATACTTATCCACTGTGGGAACACTGACCAAGATACTGCAGGATGTCTACTTGTAGGACAAACTCAACAAGATAATTTTATAGGTAGATCTACCCAGGCTTATCTAGATATATACCCACGTATTGCAGAAGCAGTTAAATTGAATAAAGTGACTATTAACTACATAAACTATGCTTAACGTTACAGAATTTAAAAAATCTAACAAAAACAGTAATCAAACAGAAGAAAAGGAAAACGAAGTTACACACATCTTTATATATTGGGATTAATTATGTAACTTTGTAATATAAAATTACAGATAATGGCAACAACAACATTAAGTTTAGGAATTACTAGCGATATTTCTTCTAATCCCTTAGATATTTCTACATCTATGACTGTGACAACAGACGGTACATCTGGTGTTACAGAGACATCGGGTATAGCAAGAAAGATTATAGGAGCATCAGATACAATGCTTATTGATATCTCTGCAGAACCCGTAACACTTATTGCAAAAAAAGCAGTTCTTTATATTAAGAATTGTGATGGCACTTTTACAGACTATGTAGATCTTAAAATAGGTACTGCTCCAACAGCAGATCAACACGCAGAAGTTCTTAGAATTTATGGAGGACAGTTTGCAGTCTTACCTCTTGTTAACTCAACAAGTATTGATGCTGATGGAGGTATTGATGGAGATGTTATGGTAAAAGCTGCTTCTGCTGACACTCTTATTGAATACGCACTCTTTTACGAAGCATAATACTTAAAAAATGGCAACTATTACAGCTAAAATTACACTCTCAAGCTCTGACTTAACTTCAGACATATTGAGCCTTACAAAAACTTTTAATCTAACAAGTACTGCAGGAGCAGGTATTAATCAAACTTCTGGTCTTAATAGATTAAACGGTCTTAACTCACTCACTACTATTTTTGCTGCTGCAGACTATAGTGCTGATGAAGCTTATCTTTTTATAAATAACACGGATACTACTAAGGGTAATCAAGTAACTCTTACATTAGGATCTCAAAAAACAGCGGTACTACAAGGAGGAGACTCAGTGTTTATGGCAATTGACCCATCAGCTTTAGATATTAAACTAACAGCAGATCAGGCTTCAACTACTGTAGAGTACCAACTGTTTCATAACGGATAAAAACTATGGCAATTGTACCAGTAGGATTTAATGGGGCAATAAGCCCTAAACTAGATGTATGTGTTTCCCAGGATTGTAATACTATTACTTTCTCGGATGTTACATTATTGTCTAGTATAGCCAACCCGTATGGGTGGACTACAGATCTTTCAGAAGTTCCTAGACCTAGAATCTTAACTGCGTTTAAAGAAATTAGAGTCATAGCTCAGGACAGTTCTGGAAATGAAATTTTAAATCTTATAGTTTATAACTCGCCAGCCATTAATTTTTTTCCAAGTGTTGCTGACTTTAATGATAACATGCCATTATCTACAGCAGTTTGGGGACAAGATGATGGTCTTTACTCTTTTACGTATCAGTTTACTTATCAAGACTCTCCTGGATTAATAGGAGACGGCGCTAATCAGTTAGCTCTTGCAGGTAATGTTGTTGAACAAAAGTTTAATAAACTAATATCTTGTAATGCTGCAAATACGGTTAAAGATCTTTGGTTAAAATATTTAAATAATTGCTGCTCTTCTAACAGAGATGAAGCTCTAGAAGCAGAAGCTTTACTCTTTGCTGTAGAGGCAGCTGGAGCTTGTGCTGATGAATTTAGCGCTGGTAAAATAAAAGAAGCACTAGATAAGATTCTTACAATAGGATCTAGCTCGTGTAATTTGTGTAAATCTACAAAATGTAAATGCTAATGGGAGCTTGCGGATGTACTAAAAAAGGAACTGTTTCAATGACTAGTCAACTTCCTCCAGGATGTGACTCTATTCTATCTATAGATACTAATGAAGTAGGAACAGAAACAATTATAACTATTACATTCTGTAGTGGGGCTATACAACAATTTAGTATTCCTCATGGCGAGGACGGATCAGATGGTGCCCCAGGAGGCACTGGGGGTTCAGGAACTGATGGAAACGGTATTAGCGATATTACTGCAGAACAAGATGGTACTGAAGTTACATTGATTGTAACTCTTAATGATGGAGAAAATATTACCCTAACGTTTAACGTACCTACAGCTTCAGGTGCTTATATTGTGCAACATCTTAGTAACGGTAGTAACTCTCCTGAAGTTCTTAATGAATTTAGCACACTAGTTCTTAATGACATAACTGGTATGTTCTCCGCTATTAGAGGAGTTATTCCCGGTAATACAATTGTAAATGCAGGAGATACAATGCACTGGGATGCTGTATTTAATATAACTGCAAATAATCTTAGTCAAGTCCATGATGTTTTTAAACTTCTATATTTATGTGTAGGAAACAATGACAATGAAGATGATAAAATCAGTAACCTATCTGGAAATCCTTCTAACATTACTATAAGTCCTGTCAAAAGTATTAATATAAATAACAGTTTGTCTAGCTTAAGCGTTCATGTTAATGTAGAAATGTCTAAAACAAACAGTACTACTAGAGATGAACTGATGGTAAAAGGAACAATGACTGTCTATGACAAAGGGGTAAGTACCCGTGCCAGTCATCTACTAACAGATTATGATGCTCCTACACAGGAAGTAGCTACAGTAGGAATTTACACTCTAACACTTTTTAATAGGGGAGTAGAAAATTATATACAATTAATAGGAACATCAGGTGGATTTGGGGACGAAGTAGCTATTCAACTTTCTCCTATTTACATGACAGTTACTAAAATACCAAAAATCTAATGATACAAAGACCAGCCATAATTACATTAAAATCAGCTGATATAGAGTTAAATTCTGACTCTAGAGGTACTAGTCTTTCATTAGGTTCTTCTAAAGCCGTTGACTACTTTCTTATTAAAGGTACTGCAACTCTTACAAGTAGTCTTACTATTTCATTTGATACTAGAACAGCATCTGAGGGTACTAGGCTTATATTGGAATACCATGCTAATGTTACTTTAAATAGTCAGACTCTTACTATTGCTGGAAAAAGTATTCCAGCTAGACAGGCAAACAAGCCTATGACTATTGTAGTATTGTTTGACGGTACTAATACAGTTGTTAACCTATTAAGTAGTGTAGAAGATAATCAAGAAACTATTAGTAATACTAACATTGTTGCTGACTCTATTACAGCGGCAGAAATTGCATCAGGAGCTATTACTTCTGCTGAGCTTGCTTCAACCTCTGTAACTACTGATAAGATAACAGATGTCAATGTTACAGCAGCTAAGCTAGCTACAAATTCTGTAACTACTGCTAAAATTGTAGATGGAAGTGTTACTGTAGAGAAGTTGGAAAACGAAGCTTTAGAGTCCTCAATATTTATACCTGTTCATTTTGATTATGCTAGTAAGGATACATTTTATTTTGCAATGCCTACTAAATGTGAAATTATTACTCTTATAGCTACTATTTCTGGGACAGCAATTGGGGCTACTCATGCGGCTACAATGACTATTACTAACGCTACTGCTGGAACTACTTTACTTTCAGCAGGTACACTTGCAGCAGCATCAGCAGCAGAAGGGTCAGAAACTTTAGTAAGTCTCTCTAATACTACTATAGCTAAAAGAGCAGTTTTAACATTTACCCCAGATGGATCACAGGGTACGGGAAAACTATTTATTACAATAGGAGTACGAAGACTTGCTGATTAATTTATTAAATTAATTTTATGCAGGCAACAACAGGTTCTATATCAAAGATTAATATACCTCTCGTTTACAACAATGTTGTAGATGGTGACATTACTTTATCTGAATTTAATCAGAAAGCATATCATCTACAGTGTCAGTATAAAGACTTAGTTTATAAAATTACTAATAAGTGGAGATATGGGATTTTCTGCCCAGAAGACAGCGAGACTATTATTGAAATAAAAGCTCTATTAAGAATTCTTATATGTTATGGTATAGAAACTGTTGGAATAGAAGCAGGGTCTACTTCTGAATTACCAGAAGCATATCAAGACTATTTAACCTTTAACGGTACAAACTTAAATGATAACTTTGGAGGAGTTCAATTATCTTTTCCTTCGCCTGTAAGTACAGGAGATTACTTCTTTCTTACAAGCCCTTTTACTAGTCAGTATTATGTATTAAAAGTAACTGAAGGTTTTTATTTAGGAGAAGGACTTCTACCTCTTGATCTATTAGTATATCAACTTGATCAAGGAGATCCTATAATTCAATTTGGTACAGAAGGAATGCTTGAAGGATATATAGTTTTAGAAGTATTAGCAACAGGTAATCAAGAAGATTTAAATGATGCTATTACTGCAGAAGCAGGAGTAGAAATTATAAGCTCAGGCTTAACAGATGCTCAAATTATTAAAGTTGTTAAACGTATTGAAAAACTATTACAATGTTAGCATTAGAAAAGATGATAGGGCAGCTTGAAGAAGCTATTAATGTAAACTCTGATGATACAGTATTTAGTGATCGTTTACTTATAGATTTAATCAATCAAGCAAGAGCTGTTTTTATTCGCCAAGATTTAAATAAAAATAGAACTGCTGACCCTACAATTATACAGGAACTACCTTGTGTAGAAATGGAGCCTACAACTGCAGCTCTTTGTGGTTGTTTAGATATTCCAGGAAACTGTCAGTTATTAAGATCTAAAGAAAAAATTCCAGATACTATCGAGCTCAGCCACAATGATGGGATCTTATCTGTACGTCCAGTTCAGATTATCCAAGCTCCTTTTAGCTATGTAGACTATAAGAGAATCCCTCATATACACTATTCTAGGTTTACTAAAAATGTTATTTACGCCTTCTTGCTAGACGACTATATGTATTTATATTCTCCTGGACAAGAGCATTATGCATTAATAGAACAAATACATATTAGAGGAATTTTTGAAGATCCTACAGAGGTAGGTAACTTTGTAAATAGCTGTGGAGACTCTTGCTTTACACAAAAAAGTAATTACCCTGTAGCAACCTGGATGTTTGAAGCAGCTATCAAACCTCATGTCTTACAGCAAATGGCGTTAAAGACTCAGTCCATACTAGATAAAGATAATAATGCTAATGATGATACAATTACAAAGCCTTCGCCTAGATTGTCTTCAGCAGCAAGAGCTCCTCAACAACAAGTTAAAAGCAAATGAACAGGAAGAAAGGAGCACAAGGAAAAAATAATGCAAATGTAACGTCTCAAGACTTTTACAGATTTTATTATGACAATCAGCGTAAGCCGATACCTTATAGTAAAGTAAAAAATTTGTATAAAGATTTAATGGCAGGGATTATGGAAGTTATGCTAGAAGGAGATGATGCTATTATTCCTAGCTTAGGTACCTTTTCTATTAAATCTTATAAGCCAAAAATGTTTGATAAAGATGGTAACTTTATTAAACCTAGTATAGACTTTGGTAGAACTTGGAAATACTGGCGAGAGATATACCCTGGTAAGACAGACGAAGAAATTGTTGATTTAGATAATAAACCAGTTCTTCGATATGAAAATAGACATTCAAAAGGTTTAAAGTACATGTTCTACTGGGATCATAGTACTTTAGCTATTCGTGGAAAACAGGTTTATTCATTTAAGTCTGCTACTCAATATAACAGAAAGCTTAGTAGAGTTATAAAAAGCGACACTGAGGTTTCATTTCAATCTATAACTTTATGAGAAACGGAAGACTTGTATCATACAGAACTATAGCATCTAGCCTTCAAAGAGACTTTCCATTTGTTACTGAAACAATTAGCGATGAAGAAGTTATAGAATGGCTAGGAGCATTTATGGGGCTTACTAATGCTCCGATAATGTTGTCAGACCAAACAGCTTTTCTTGAGCTATGTGACGGTAAGGCTCCATTACCTTGTGACTTACATTTAATTATGCAGGTAGCAAAAACAAATGCAGAGACACTTGCAGATGGGCCTTGTGCTACTCTTAGTCCAATGAGATGGACTACAGACAAGTTCCATAGGAGGTACCATGATAGTGAAAAAGATTTTCAAGTAAACTCTCCATACACATATACAGTTAATGATAACTATATTTTTCCTAATTTTAATGATGGCATTTTAGCTATAGCTTACAAAGCGTTGCCTACAGACGATGAAGGGTTTCCTATGGTTCCTGCAGATGAACAATGGGTACAAGCTGCTATACATGATATTGCATGGAAGTCTGCAAGAAAACTATGGTATTCAAATAAGATATCTACAGATAAGTTTCAAAAACTAGAACAGGATAGAGATTGGTATTTCTCTCAAGCTGTTACTTATTCTAGAATGCCATCTATAGATCAAAGAGAAGGAATTAAGAACCATAGACTACGATCAGTTACTGATGTAAATTATCATAATGATTTTTTCCGTAACTATCAATTACCCGAACATAGATATTTTAGAGGACAGTATCTCAATAACTCATGACAAATCAGAAGCCACATATAAATGATTATAAGGACGGACTAAATAAAGACTTCAATGCGGAGTCTTTTCCTAGTTCCGCTTATGAGGATGCTCAAAATGTCCGCATATTTACAGATGGAGATGGATCAAGCCTTGGGGCTATACAAAATGTTTCAGGTAATAAACTGATAGCAAACATTTCAAGTATTATACCAGAGGTACCAGATGAAGCAGGAATCATAGGTATATGTCAGTTAAGAGATTCTATTGTAGTATTCTTAACAGAGAGCTCTGATCAAGAAGGAGGCCATGGTTATATTGTAGAAGTTGACTTTAACTTTCAAACTACTAGCGAGTCTCAGACTTCTGCAACCCTTATATATGACGATGAGGATTTAAGACTATCAAAACTATTTCCAATAGAAGCTATTGGTATGTTTGAGAATCCCAACTTTGAGAGAATATATTTTACAGACTACCAGAACCCGACTAGATCTATTAATATTAGAGATGCTCAAGTTAATACATATGATCCATCTGCTTTAAGCTTCTTTCCTAATCCAGGTATCGATAGACCTGTTGTAGATAATATAAGTATAGGAGGGTCGCTAACTCCAGGTGTCTACTCTTACGCTTACTTCTTTACATCAGGAGGAGGAAACACTACAGTGCTCTCTTCTATGTCTCAGCAGATTCATATTATAACAGACGACGATAATCAAGAGGCTACTACAAATACTTATAAAGGTATCCCAGAAATAACAGACGATGATTTTGTCACAACTAAGCAGGTGTCTGTTAGAATTCCTCTTAATAACCTACCTGCAGGTACTTATGAAACTGTAAGTCTAGTAGCTTTTCAAGTTAACGACTTTGGAGAACTTCCTATAGTTACTAAGGTAGGCGAAGCTGCTATTGGAGGAAATTTAACTGAGATATTTATGACTCACTCAGGTCTCGAAACTGGAGCTGAGATTGTTGTATTTGAAGAGTTTGTTACAGAGAACGTACCTTTTAAAACAAATAAGACATTTGGTATTAAAGATAATGTGCTATTCTGCGCTAACATAAAAGGATACGATGTTCAGGTTCCTACAGATATTAAAGAAGGATTAAAAGCATATAGGTATAAGCAAAGCAGTGATATTACGCATACAGATGCAGACGGACTTCCTGATATATATAATAACCCATTCAATGATGAGTCTGGTTCTAAATTCGGTATGGAAGACGCTGAGTACAATACCTGGAAAAATGAATACCAGTTTAAGTACCAACAAAACAGTGAGATTCTAGGAGGATCAGGTCAGTACATAAGCTACAAGTTTAGCCTAGAACGAATGGCGGGAGATGACTCTACCAACAACGGCTCTAGTTTTTTTAATGTCTTTAATGCGAATCAACCTTTTGAAACTATAGATATTGATGACGAAGTTTCTTATGTAAATAGATCTTTTAGAAACTTAGCTAGCCCTTATAAAAGATTTCTTAGAGGATATAAAAGAGGAGAAACTTACAGATTCGCTATTGTATTTATTAATAAAGCAGGAGCAGCATCTACTGCTCAGTATATTGGAGATATTAAATTTCCAGAAATATCAGATACATGTGCATCAGTAGTAGGAGAGACACGGAATGGAACTCCTTTAAATCACTTTCCAGTATCATTGTCTAGAGGATATGCTGATAGCGGTACTATGCAATACAGTGACTTATTTTCTCTTGGGCTTGAGTTTAATCTAACACTGCCTGATGAATTTATTCTTGATAATGAAATATCTCATTACCAAATCGTAAGATGTAAGCGTAAAGAAACTGATAAGACTAGACTAGCTCAAGGAGTTATTAGTAAATGGTATGTGCCTTCATTTGGACAAGACGGCTTTGGTGAAGGGGCTGAAATCTCTACTGATATTCAAGATGATCCAAAACTATTTTATCCTATAGCTGAGTTACAAGATATTCCTGGACACCTAAATAGATATACAATTCATGATGATGATGAATCAGGAGATGGTATTAGCCCAAAGTTTGGGGAAAGAGCTGATTCTTTTGAATATAATTCAGAACAGAATCCTAATGTTGGAGGTATAGACGGATCAGACGAAATTTTATCTCCAAATGCTGCCCTAGGGTTTGATTTCACTTTAGATCCTGATCTTAACTCAGATAATAAATCTGGTATTGGATACTCCGGTTCTAGAAGAAATCTAGTGGAGACCTCTGTAACATATCAATCTGCTGCTTCTGCTACTAATATAGTATCATTCTTTTGTCCTGAAATGACTTACAATCATTTTGTACCTCAGTTTAGAGACGGCATTGATTTTTTAAAAACAGTAGGATTTCTTACATATACTTCAAAGTATAATACAAGTATTACACATGTTCCTTGGGGAACAGCAGAAGGAAGTAATAGGTTCAACTTTCCTTCTATACTTGTAAAGCCTTATACCCAGTGGGGCCACACGTTTTATTCTAATGATGATGATTCAGATTTTGGTACTATAGAAAACGGAACAGATGAGTTTGGTTTGGATAATAGAAGATACTTTAGACCTAGATTAGGAGAAACTGGGAATAACTCGGCAGCCCGTGCAAACTATCCTGGATATGATGCTACAGAAGATAGTTACAGACAAATGATAACTAAAGCAAGACAAACTTCTAGATTAAACTGTCTTACTTTACACGAGTCAACTCATGATGATATTCATTTAAGTGAATTCAATTATGAGAAAATTTCATCTATGAAAATAATGGCTCCAAAAACGTATTCTAATACTCCTACTACTAATTTAGGAGACTACAGATGTAGGAATTTAGCATACGAAGTAGGAAACGTTCATGTTGAAGGAGCTGAAAGAACTAGAATGGCTAGACACGGTACTCACTTACTATGTGAGTTAGGACGACTATCGGAAACCGATGCTTGGGGAACTGATACTGGAACTACTGGTAATGGTAAGTTTATAGCAAATGATTCTAGATTTGCAGCATTAGCTGGGCCAGCCTCTTCAAATCTTGCGGGCTCTACTTTTCTTATTGACTATACTCGTAGAATTACA